TTTAGACCCAAAACCTTAACTTTAACATACGATTATATCAATCCATGGAAATTGTACACGAATTCATATCTAGCTCAATTACGGCATTCTTAACCGGGGTATTAAGCCCCGTAGCGGTATTGCTGATAAGCAGATATATTACTTATAAGAAAAGAACTAAAGACCCGTTAAAAGAAGCCGCAGTCCATAGCGAAGTCATTTGTAAATTAATGGATACTATTATGGAAGAAGTTGTTTGTGATAGGGTTTGGATTTCGCAATTCCATAATGGAGGTCATTTTTATCCTACAGGTAAATCAATTCAAAAGTTTTCTATGATATATGAGGCTGTTAGTAAAGACACTTATTCAATAAGACATAACTTTCAGAATATACCAATAAATCTTTTCAGCAGATCTATTAATCAATTATTAGATAACGATAAAATTATTATAGTAGATTATAAAGACGAAGAAACTGCTACATTTGGATTACGTTATATGGCTGAAGAAACAGATTGCAAATCATCATATATATTTGCATTAAAAAGCATTGACGGTAAAATGATTGGTATTATTGGAATAGAATACACTAAACGTAAAAAATCATTATCAGACGAATTATATAATGATTTAAAACTACATACCGTACAAATAGCTACATTATTAGATACATTTCTTCATGCAAAATAAAAATGTATTGGTTTTTGGAGACCGATAATAATTATATTAAATAACAAATATAAACATATAAAAATATGCCAGAAATATTAGACCCATCGGAAATAATGTTCCAATCATGGGAACCAAAACAAACTAACAGGTTCTTTATGTATATTGAAGGAATTCCTTCTTTCATTATTAAAGCTGCTGCAAGACCTGCATTAACATCAACTATAACTGTATTAGATCATATCAACGTAGATAGAAAAGTAAAAGGTAAATCACGTTGGCAAGACATCTCTATTACATTATATGATCCAATCGTACCTTCAGGAGCTCAAGCTATTATGGAATGGATTCGTTTGGGACATGAGTCTGTAACAGGTAGAGATGGTTATTCTGATTTTTACAAAAAAGACATTACTTTCAATTCTTTAGGACCTGTAGGTGATAAAGTAGAAGAGTGGGTATTAAAAGGTGCTTGGTGTTCAGATGTTAATTTCAATGAAATGGATTGGGCAAATGACGGAGAAGCAGTTACTATTACAGTTACTATAGCATATGATTACGCTATATTGAACTACTAGTTTTCGGTAAAAATAAAAAAAATAGCAAAAATATTAGGAACTTTAAAATATTCCATATATATTTGCGTTAAGTAAAATAAATTATGAATAAAGAATATTTAAAGCTAGTATCTTACCTATTACATTCAGCTACACAAGTACATGTTTTTCATCTTCAAACTAATTCATTTTCAGAGCATAGCGCTTTGAATACGTATTATGATGAAATTGTTGGCTTAACAGACGGCTTAATTGAATCATTTCAAGGAAAATATGATATCTTAAAAGGATATGAAAATTATGCTTTGAATGATTATGAAAATAATGCTCAGATAGTAAAATATTTTAAAGCATTAATGAATACAGTAGATGAATTAAGGGTATCAGTTAAAAATGATTCTTATTTACAAAACGAAATTGATAATGTCGTTAAATTAATTGCTTCGACATTATATAAACTAAGATTTTTAAAATAACCAATAAAATGTCAAAGACTATAAAATTAAAATCTCTTCTTAAAGAAGGATATGCATGGGAACGTAAAGCAGGTAAGCCTTTACCAACTATTCAAGAAGTAATGGATGAATTCCAAGCTACTAAAAAAGAGCCTGTTAAAGAAGAAATAACTTTAAATGATGTAATATTTACTCCAAAAGGTAAAGAATTCTTTTTAGGTATGTCTGATTGGTGCGAACAAGGATTTATTCCAGGAGAATCATTCAATGCTGAGTATTTAGATGGATTTTTTAATAACGGTCAAGATGTAATGCAAATGTTATTTAAAGCAGGATTAGTTCAACCTAATAATCAATTATAATAAACAATTAATATGAATTTAACATTAAACGAAAAGCTAAGATTTCAAAAACAAGCTGGAATCATAAACGAATCTCAATATAAGAAATTATTGAAAGAGAATGAAGACGAAGATGAGCAAGCGTTTAGCAGTTATATGTATAGTATAGCAAGAGAAACAGGAATTACTAATGTGCAATATTGCAGCGACGAAGAGTGGGATGAACTTAAAGACGCAGTAAAAAAAGGAAAGTCTGAATTTTTAAAAGAAAACCCAGATATATCGAGATTAGATTTTTTTCTTTTATATCGTATGTGGGTAAATAGTGTAAATAGCATTCGTTAATAATATAACAATATTACCTTTTCCCGAGGTTACCCCGAAATTGGCTTGCAATAAAATGCGGGCCTTTTTCATGATCGAGATAATTATAATAAATAATACCAATTAACCCGTTATGACACAAATAGTAAACGAAAACTATCCATTGGATAAAACATCAATCCAGGAATTAAAAAACAGTCTTATTCAGAACTACAATCAGAATGAGATTAAAAAGCATAATTTTCCTACAGAAATAATATCTTTGCCATCCAAAGGATTATTATATTCTGAAGATTCGCCATTAAGAAGTGGAACAATTGAACTAAAATACATGACAGCGTCAGAAGAAGATATTCTTACGACTCCATCATTAATTAAACAAGGAATTGTATTAGATAAATTGTTTCAAGCATTAATCGTAACGCCCATTAAATATAATGATTTAATCGGAGCTGATAAAGATGCTATAATGGTTGCATCAAGAATATTAGGATATGGTAAGTTATATGAAGCAACATGTACTTGTCCAGAATGTACTAAAGAATCTAAAGTATCTTTTGATTTAACTCAATTAAATGAAAAGGAATTTGATATTGATAAAGTTGAAATGATTGCCCCTAATGAATTTAAATTTATACTTCCAACAACAAACAGAGAAGTTACGTTTAAGTTACTTACCCATGGTGATGAAAAGAAAATTCAGCTAGATCTAGAAAATCTTAAAAAGTCAAATAAATCAGGTATCAGCAAAGATTTAACGACAAGATTAAAATCTATCATTACTTCAATAGATGGCGATACTAGTAAAGTGTCAATTATACATTTTGTTGATAATGAATTATTTGCTCAAGATTCAAGAGCATTAAGAGAGCATATTAAAACAATCTCACCCGGAATAGATTTTAATATGGACTTTACTTGCCAAGAATGTTTATATGAAGGTAAATTAAATTTACCTGTGGGAGTAGATTTCTTTTGGCCTGGGGCCTAACTATAGGCCCATTCTGCATACAGAAATATTTAATTTAGTATTTCATGGGAAAGGAGGATTTACGTGGGAGAGCGTGTATTCCTTTCCAGTATGGCTCCGAAGATTTTACATTAAGCAGATTAATGATTTTAATACTAGAGAGAATGAAGAAATGAAAAAGCAAACCGAAGGTACTAATAATAAAGTACCTAAGATATCTAAACCCAATTTTATGAAAAAGAAGCCCTAAGCAAAAAGGGCTTTTTTACTGTATAACGATAATTAATAATATAAAAGAGTATAAAGATATGTTAACATCAATATTAGCCCATACATTAATTGCATTATTTCCTAGATCATTTGCAAAGCGTCAACAAGAATTCTTCAAGAAAAAAGAATTTATCGAAGCTACATACAAGGCTAAAAATGCCGCTAAAAATGCTAGTAAGACTATGAAAGTATATCAAGAGAAAAATAAAGGCACTAAATATACTAAACCATCTTCTACTAATAAAAACTTTAAATAATTAAGTTATGGCAAGTAGAACACCCGAAGACATAAAAAGAGATAAATTAGCGGATATTTATGAGCAGCAATTAAAACAAGATGCTGCTAGAAATGACCTCGTCAATAAAACACAAAGACAGCGAGATGCGGCTGAAAGACAATACCAAAAGCTTTTAAAAGATGAGCTAACAATATTAGAGCAAATTGCTAAATTAAGACAACGGGAAGAAGATTCTTTAGATTCTATATCAAGAAAGTTACAAGATCAAATTAAATCATTAGCAGATAAAACTGATAAAACTAACGAAGAAAATGATCTATTAAGTAAATCTAACATACTTCAAACTAAAATTTCAGAAGGAATTAAAACCGGTACAGCTAATACAAGAGATTTAGTAAATGAATATAAAGATGTTATTGACTCAATGCAAAAAGCCATTAAATTGCAGAATGAATCTGAAAAATCTGCAAAAGAATTTTTATCAGATATTACTACCCGAATATCACAGATACCATTAATAGGCGGAGCATTATCAAAAGGATTTAATACTTTTTTAAAGTCACCTAAAGGAACTGCATTATCTAAAAAAATTGCAAACAAATTATTTAATCCAGGATCAGCTGCAGAGTCTAGTAAGATGATGTCAAATGCTGGTACAGGTGCAGCTACAGTTGCTGCAGGTATTGCTATTGCAAAAAAAGGATTTGAATTAACTACAAAAGAATCTGAAATTAGAAAGGATATTAGAAGAACATTAGGATTAACTAATTCAGAAGCTATCGACTTTAGGGATACTAGTTTAAGTATGTTGCGAGATACTAATTCAATGGCTACTACACAAGAAGAAATCTTAAAAGCTTCTAGCGAACTTCAAGATACATATGGTCATATGGCAAATTCTAATACAAAGTTAATGAATAGTCAAATAACATTAACTAAAGGATTTGGTCTTCAAGCCCAAGAAGCTGAATCTCTTAATGTATTAGCAGATGCTACGGGTCAAAGTTACGATGAACAATTAACATCGACTGTAGCAATAGCTCAAGCAGTAGGTAAAGTATCTAAATTTGGTATGAATGTTAATAAAATTATGGCGGAAGTCGCAAATTTATCAGCATCTATTAAAGCAACTTTAGGCGGTAGTGCAGCAGCAATGGCTAAGGCAGTTATTCAAGCTAAATTAATGGGTACGACATTGCAACAAATGGATGGTGCTGCTGACAATTTATTAAATATCGAATCATCTATAGAAGCTCAAGTTACTGCTCAGTTAGTAACAGGTAAAAATATTAATTTAGATAGAGCAAGATTATTCGCTTTAAATAATGATTTAGTTGGCGTAGCAAGAGAACTAACAAAACAAGGAATCGATTATGCGTCATTTGGAAAAATGAATCGCGTAGAACAACAAGCAACTGCTGCAGCAATGGGAATGCAAAAAGATGAGTTTGCAGATATGTTATTAAAGCAAAAAATGTATGCTGCAGTTGGGGCAGATATTAATGCAACAGATCAAGCACAAATAGATGCTGCAGAAACCCAGATATCATTAAAAGCAAAAGCAGGCGATGCCGACGCTAAAAAATATATTGCGGATCAAAAAGCTTTAAGCGTTCAAGAAAGAATGACTGCGGCTGTAGAAAGTATGGCTGGGTTTTTTCAAATGCTAGGGCCAATAATAATGGGATTGGGTGTTGGTATTTCAATATTAGGTATAGCACTTGCCGTTGCTGCTGTTAGTTCCGTAACAATGGCGAGCGCATTAACCTTCGGACTTGGTGCAATAGCAATTGCTGGGGCTATAGGCGCAATAATGGGCGTAGCTAATGGATTTATGCAAAACGTGTCTGATGGTCAAGCACCAGCATCAAAAGGGCCATTTATTATTACGGATAACTATGGCGGTATGGCAAAGACTGCGACAGGTGATGGAGTTTTTGTTTCTCCTAATGCAGACAAACCACCTATACAACCTAATACAAATACCGTAGTATCAAATAATAAAGAAACTAATGATCTATTACGACAATTAATTGCAAAGGTAGATCAACCAACTAAAGTATATGTAGGTACGGATGCTACTAATAAAATTTATAATCAAGGATCAATGAATAGAAATCTTCAAGCTGAAGTGGTAACCTAATAATAAAAATGTCAATACTAGATTTAAAATCAAACTTATCGAACTTTAGAAAGCCGACTACAGTTAAAGAACAAGAGAAACAAAAATTAAAAGAAACTCCGAATATTAAAACTGTTTATAGCACGTCTAATACACTTAAAAATACTCCTGATATAAAGATAAATAAAGTAGATAATTCTACGTCTATTCAAGTATTAGGGGCTAAAAAAATAGATTATAAACTATTCTCTATTAACACTAATAGAGGGAGAGGAATACCTGCTATATCTACATTATTTGGAAAGGATATTTTAAATAAAACATCTTTATTTAAGAAGTTTACTCCCGGTAATATAGTAAAGGTATCTGAATATAAAGAACAAAGACCTATTAGTATCCCTAAAGAATCTAATTTTGTTAAAATTACTCCTATTGGTATTCAACATATTTCTACTTTCAAAGCAATACTTACAATCTTAAAAAATAAAGTAAGTGAGTATAAGCAAGTATTTCCTAAAGCATTACCAAAGATTAGCGAGTATATAGATCAATCTCCAAAAGCATTACCAAAGATTAGTGAATATATTTATCAATCTCCTAGACCTTTGCCAAAAATAAGTGAATATATTTATCAATCTCCTAAGGTATTACCTAAAATTAGTGAGTATATAAGTCAATTTCCAAGAGCATTATCTAAAACTAGCGAGTATATTCAAACGTTAATAGATAATAAAAATAGTATTTATTATCCTAAATCGGTTATAACTAATAAGGCATTTAAGTTACCAAAACAAAACGGAGTTCATTTATTATATTTAAATCAATTTCCTCCTATAGTTAACGGCTTTAATGATTTTAAATCAGGAGCAACTGGATTTACATTAAAACAGCAAACGACTCAATACTTAGGAATTGATATAGAAGCAAAAACTTATACTTATCCGAAGACAGTAAAGTTAGGATTTTTATTAGATAGAAATAGATTTTATTCTGATATTGGGCCATCAAGAATATTTGATGGCGTATTAGCAGGTACTAAATTTGAAAGAGTATATAACACCGATAAAAATCCATATACAAATAAAAATAGCTTTTTAACTAATATCAGTAATTCATTAAAAACTTACGCAGAGACCAGAAGATCTCCTTCGCCATTAGATATTGAATATACTAAATTTAATTTACAAACAGCATCTTGGAATCCATTTTCATTTGGTCCAGCATTTAATCAACCGTTAATTTTAAGAGGTATTCAACGAGAAAAAGATGGCGAGTTAGCTCGAGAGCCTCAAAGTTGGGGCTTTAAAAATAATTTTGATGACGGATTAATAAGAGGTGGTATAGTTGGTTCTACAGAGCGAGCTATATTTGATACATTACGTATTGGAAAATGGATGGCTTCTCCTAGAGGATTATTATTTATAGTTAAGCAAGCTGGATTACAAGCAGCAGCACCAATTACAGAAGCAGATCCTTTTGTAGGGGCAAGAGCAGGTAATGGAGCATTAACATTAATAAGTTCATTAGCTAATACTGCTACACAGCATTTAGGTATTAGATTTAGAAAAGATGCAGTACCATTTGTTCCTAGAACAACATACTCAAGTGTATTTTTTAAAAATCCGGGCAGTATATCTGATGGAAGAGGCGTTAAATTAATGTCTAGCCCGACTTCACAACAAGTTAAAGATAATCGACTATATAAACTACAAGAAAGATTAAAGACTGGCGATCTTTTTATAAGTCAAGATTTAGGAGGGCCTCAGTCAGTATATGGTATTGGATTGACAACTATTAGAAGAGTTGTTAATAGTAGAGATAATTTAAGTTATAAAACTCAAGCTAAAACTAAAATAGATATTAATAGTTCATCGACTGTATATAATCAAACATCTGCAGGCCAACCCCAAGCTTCGCCTACCTTAAGTGATATCACGAAATATAATAATGATTTATATGATAAATTACAAAATTTATCCGTAACGTCTCGTGCGCCAATAGGTATATTTAATTTTTCAAAAACTGGTATAGAACGTTATCCAATATATAACAAAGCAAAAAATGCAGACACTAATTATTATACTTTAGGATATGGGTTTATTAAAGTAAGAGCAACTAATTCAAAATTAAATACTACCGAAGTTACTAACTTTCTTCTTAATGACGATGCTAGAAAAGTAAAATGGATTCCTACCCTGGGAAAATTTAACGGGTCGACTATTCAAGATTATACAGTTTCTAGTCAGCATATAAGAAAAAAACTTAGAGTACCAGATTATGGTAAGCGCGGTAAAGACTTAAAAAATCCTTTAGAAGGAGATTTTATGAAAGTATACAAGAAAGACTTTGGTATGATTGACCCTATTTGGCAAATAAATCAAAAGACTGACGAAGAAGTAACTGACTTTATAAAATTCATGTTTCATGATTTAAATACTAATGAAAGATTTAGATTTAGAGCTTACATAGAAAACGTATCTGAAGATTTTAACCCCGAATGGCAAGAAGTAAAAATATTAGGAAGAGCGGATAGTCCTTATATTTATCAAGGATTTAGTCGTAATGTAAGTATATCGTTTAAAGCTGCTGCATTATCGAGAGGAGATTTAATGTTAATGTGGGATCAATTAGAACGATTAGCAAAAACTACATTACCAGAATATAACAATACCTATAAAATGAAAGGCCCATTAATTAAATTTACTTTAGGTAATTGGTTTATAAATACTCCGGCATTTATTAAATCTTTATCATATACAGTTGATAATGATACTCCATGGGAGATTAATTTAGGAGATTCTGACATATATGGACCTGGGGCAACAATTAATAATGTTGGAGAATTACCTATGACAGTATCCGTTCAAGTATCAATGCAAATATTTGGAGAGGTAAGACCTGAAAGTACATCTAATAAATCTGATAAAATATCTAAACCTGCTGGAATCACTGAATCAAATCATTATAATAAAGGTAATTTATATCCGTTAGGAAATGAAGGATTGAGAGGAAGACGTCAATTTGCTAACTATAACGTACAAACAGAAGGATAATACCTTATCCCTGATATTTATTAATATATGAATAGATATCAAGACCTTTTAATTATTAAAGATCAAAATGGAAGACGTAAGTTTAAAACTACGTTTATACCATATATTGATAAATCAGATAATGATGTATATGTTATTACTGACCCTTCTGATAGATTAGATTTATTAGCAAACCAATTTTATAATGATTCTACAGGATGGCCAATAATTGCTACTGCTAATAATTTAGGGCAAGGAACTTTAAATGTCGAAGCAGGAATACAAATACGTATACCAGACCCAACAAAATATAGAGATTATATTATTCAAATTAGCAGATTTAATTCTCAAAGATAAAATAAATAGTTATGCCTTTAAATTACCAATTTTATAATAACGTTACTCAAGACGTTAAAGATGAGATATATCGAAGAGAGAAATTATATTGGCCATCTGGTCATGTTAGCAATGATGCATTAGCATGGAACTATCAAAAGACTGCGTATATGATTTTAACTGCATTAAAAGTAACTCCTAAATCAGTTGCATATAATTCTCCAGCCTCTACTGTACCGCCTCTTACTCCTGCACTAACTACTACTAAACCAATAAGACCAGATTGGAGATCTGCTACAGTAGGAGATTACCAAGCAAACGCAATAGCATCTAAGCCAGTTACGATAGAAAAATCATCAGAAGTTATAACTAGAATAACTACTCCTAACGCGCCTATTTTAGATTTATATGGCCCCAATTATACAAATTCTACAGGCACTTTGCGAGGCGCCGTCCTTACTTCAGCTACAATAGGAGTTGAGGGTACATATGGATCTATTTTACGAATTATTGTTAATTTTACGGTATTTGATAAAGACGAATTAGATAGGTATATGAATAACTTTCTTCGTCCGGGCGTAGATATAGGATTAGAATGGGGATGGACAGTAAACGAAAAACTTAATGTTAATACTGGTAATATAACAGGCACTGTTTTTAATTTTTCATTTGCAGCTAATACAGATGGTAGTTGGCAATGTACTTTACATGCATTTGGGCCTTCGGCTATGACTTACGGATTTAATGTCGATGCTAAGGATGCAGAAAATACTACACCTGATCCTTCAAATTATAAAGTCTATGGATTATTAGAATTATTTCGTAGTGTTGTAGATCAAGTTGGCGATTTTTATACTATGGGAGAACAAATTAATGGCGGTGAAAATCCAGTAAAGAAAATATACGCATCTCAAGCAATACCCGTAAGTGCAAAAAGTAATAGTACATATCCATATAACCCAGATAAAAAAGAAGGACCTATATTTTATATTTATAAACTACCTTCTCAATTTTTTCCAGCATTTAATGGTAATAAAGAACTTATATCTGAGTATACGCCTATGGCATATATTACCCTAGGAAATTTAGTTGAATTAATTAATTCTAAAATTAATGCAGTATCTAAACGAGGATTACCAACATATGAGTTTTTGCAAGATGGCGTTAATATATGTGTGGGTACTGGACTAAATGAAAGATTTCTCCAAACAGGCCCTGCAGATTCGTCAAAATTTGCATTTACTACTCAAAGAAATGGAGCTCCAGGATCAGAGTTTCAATCAGTATTATCGTTAAGAGATTCATCAGAATCATTTAGTTCACAATTAAGTGGTAAGTCTATTGCATTACAAAACTTAGTTTTAGTAAACGTACAATTTATTGTAGACGAATTACAGCAAATTATTAGCGGAAATAAAAACGTACAAAATAAAAAAATAACATCATTTTTAAATTTATTGTTCGCTCAATTAGAAACTGAAACGGGCGGTATAATAGATTTAGTCTTCGTACCCAATAGAGATAGTGACGGTAATATAGTAAGTATATTAATACAAAATAAAAACGGAGATCCAGATAATGCATCGACAAGCATAACCCCATTTTCTATACCTATGATGACTAAAAATTCAGTAGTACGTGCTATGAATATAGAATCTAAAATTCCAGATGCGATAGTAACAGAAGTAGCAACGTATACCAGGGCAGGTTTAAGTTATGGCGAAGAAGAACAAATAGATGTTAAAAGCTCAAATGATCAAAAAAAAATACTATTAGATGATTTACTCAAATCAAATACTGATTATCTTACGAACCTAGTAGGCTCAGATACAACAATAACTTCTACAATAAATCAATGGAGAACAAATATAAGAAATATATACAGAAGATTAGCATCTATAGAATCGTCATTAACATTAAATTCTAATGGTTCAGTAATATCAATAAATAACATAATGGATTTAAAAACGGCTGTATTTCCAATTTCATATAAAGTGACGTTAGATGGCATAAATGGATTTTTATATGGAAATGCTATTACTACTAATTGGCTACCTAAACAATATAGAGATGATAGAGTATATTGGACAGTTAAAACAATTACGCATACTATACAAAATAATGATTGGACTACTGAATTAGAAGCTATATATAGGGTAAAAGAAGTAAAAAAATAATGGCTAACAGACCTAAAATATATTATCCCCAAGACCAAATAACTACAGGCCTTAAAACATCAGGAAAAGAATGGATGTTAAGAAATGGTACTGAATTTAAAGGATTTTATCATACTTATAAAGATGGTATGGTAATGACGGGCTTTGATTATAATCAAGCTACCTCAGAATATTTAATCAAATATCAGCCCCGCATATTATTTAAGTATGATACTTTAACTAAGACTAATGTAAAAGAATATATTTCTCCTCAACAATATTATCCTGTCCCGTCAAAACAAGATTATAATCAAGGATATGTTACAAGATACTTTATAAGAAAATCTAATAATGTAGATGCCAAAATTATTGAGATAGACAATGCTCAATGGGGTCAAATAGGAAGTCAAATAGATCCTTATTTATATATGAAGACTTCTTTACCTTGGAAATTAACAGGTAATATGAAAGATGTAGAATCTACGAACTTTAAAATTACAAGAAAGTATAACGAAGAATTACCCGGACTTATAAAATATCTTCAAAACTACACAGAATTATATAAAGGATAATCTTTTTTCACTAAAAATTAGGTTATATCAAATTTATTTTATATATTTCTGGTATGCTACCCATTGTAGAAACCGAAATTGAATTATTTGACTTGATAAGTGAAATCGAAGATCATCGTATCTTTGTAGCACCAATACTGAAAGATCCATTTCTGCATTATCAAGTAAATAGCATTTCTTTATTATATTTATATGATCTTACAACAGACAAAGAATGTATAGTAAGTTTTAATCATTCCGAAGCTCTTTCTATTAACGAATCATTATTAACTAAACTATTATGTGCTAGTAAAGAATGCTTTGTTTTAAATCTTAAGTATATATTATCTAAAGTTACTTGCGCTCATATGTATGATGCTAATCTTGTAATATATTTTACTACGAACAAATCAATAGATTTAGAGGAATATAATACTCCCGTTCACGAATATTTTAATCAAAAATACAGTAATCTTAAAGATCTTAATCATCTTATACCAATCGTTAAGCAGCATGAAAAGTTTGGCGATATAATAAAAGAGCATAAAGAATTATTTAAGACATTTAATATAACTGAAGCATTTATAAAATATAATACAGCAATAAAGACTCTTAATAAAATAGAAGTAAATGGATTATATGTTAATTCTGATATATTAAAAGAAACATTTCCAAATGTAACAATAACTAATGATTTTGTTTATTCTGAATATAATCCTTATACAACAACAGGAAGACCTTCAAATAGATTTGATTCAGTAAATTATGCGGCTTTAAATAAAGAATCAGGAGTAAGAAAATCATTTAAATCTAGATTTGGAAGTGATGGATTCTTATTACAATTTGATTATGATGCATACCATATTAGATTATTAGGAGAATTATTAAATTATGATTTTCCAGGTAAAATAAATATGCATGAATATTTTGGAAGACAATATTTTGGAAAAGATATATTAACACCAGAAGAATATGATCAAAGTAAAGGAATAACCTTTAAATTATTATATGGTGGTATTGAAAAAGAATTCTTAGAAATACCCTTTTTTAAATTAGTAGATGATTTTACTAAAACTAATTGGAAATTATATAAAGATCAAAGATACTTAGAAACGCCAATATATAAAAGGACATTAAAAAATACTTTCTTTAGTGAGATGAATTCGCAGAAACTTCTTAACTATCTTATTCAATCATTAGAGATGGAAGAAACGTTGGCGATATTAGATACTTTGACGAGCTTTAATGAAGGATATAAGAGTAAGCTAATACTATATACCTATGATTCCTTATTGATCGACTTCCACAAAGATGATGGCGGTAAATATATTAAGAAATGCCAAGACATATTAGAATGTAATGGGAAGTATCCAGTAAAAGTTCAAGCAGGTTATGATTATCAATTATTGAAGAATGTAACGTTATAGATATTTATATTAAATAGTTAAATGACAAGCATCTACAACTTATTCAAATTTATAGAAGATAAAGAAGGATATAAAACTCCTCTTGAAGTTAAGTTACTTAATGCGCCAGAAACTATAACTCCTGATGATTTAATAATTAAAGGCGGTCTTTATTTAAATAATACTAAAATAACATCACTCCCCGATAATTTAGTTGTTAAAGGAGATCTTGATTTAACAAATACTAAACTAACATCATTCCCTAATAATTTAACAGTTGGAGATACTCTTAATTTAGCTTATACTCCAATAACATCACTTCCTGATAATTTAACAGTTAGAGGTACTCTTATTTTAACTAATACTCCAATAATAAAATTGCCAGATAATTTAAATGTAGGAAGAGATCTTTATTTAATAAATACTAAAATAACGACTTTACCTGATAATTTAAAAGTTGGGGGGACTCTTAATTTAACTAAGTCTAAAATAACGTCGCTACCAGATAATTTAAATGTAGGGAGAGATCTTTATTTATATAGTACTCCATTATCCAGAAAATATACAAAAGACCAATTAAGACAAATGCTACCTGGCGTCAAAGGAGATATATATTTATAATCTAACGTTATAGATATTTATATTAAATAATCTATAATCAGTGATACGACTACTTTGCACATTTACTATAGAAGATAATCTTCAATCAGTAATTAATGATATTTCAACTAATTATGATATCCTTAATGGGAAGATTTTTATTCTTCAGTTAAGCGAAAATCCAGAGCTAGCTTGCACATATAACATAGAATCCGGTAACCTTAGTAACCTACTAGATAATACAATATCTATACATAGAAGAAAAGAAAATAATGTATTATATACTATTAATGGATTAAACCATTTAATAAAATCACTTAATAATAATATATTGGATAAAGGATATAAAATTAATTGGGATGATTATTCCAATAGCGCGTTACTAGTAACTGATGGCCAATTAGTAATACATCAATTACAAATATACAAGATTGTATATATAAAATAAAAAAATCTATTTTAATATGAATATAAAAAAGTTAATACGGGAAGAATTAGAAAAGATATTAGAAACTAGAAATCCATTACTGAATTATCTTAAAGATAAATTACCAAATGCTCCAGATTATATAATAAAAGATTTTTTTTATAGTAATTTAAAAAATTCTACAAGAGAAGAAGTGTTTGATATGATTAAAGAATATTCAAATATAAAATGGGAATTAAAAACAAATTTTCCTATAAATTATAATATCTTTAATAACGACACCATTAAACGATTAAAAGAACGGGAAGGTGGTTCTAAAAATCCATATGAGGTTCCTAATGATATAAATAGACATAATACTCAAAAAGATCTTATATTAAAGAATGGTTTACCAAAAGAACCAATAATTTTATTTAAAGATGGCAGTAAATATGAATTAGTAGAAGGGTGGCATAGGACAATACAATTACTAACTATGTTCCCTAAAGGATATAAATATCCTAATGTTTATATAGGGACTAAAAAATAAAAAAGAAAAAATTAGGATAATACGAAAGATAATATTATATTAGATAAAGAAATTAGATATCGGGTAGATACTAAATAAAAAACAAGAGAAAAACAATTATGGCAATTAATTTAGACAGCATTAGAGCGAAGCTCGTAGATTTGCAAAAGAACACTGGTAAAAGTGAAAAACAAGAAAATCTTTGGAAACCAGAAGGTACCCAAGTAATCAGAATCGTACCGTATCAATTCAATACGGAGAATCCATTTAATGAACTTTATTTTCATTATGAATTCGGTAACAAACAATACTTATCACCATCGACATTTGGTAAGGCAGATCCAGTAGTAGAGTTTTCAGAAAAGCTTCAATCAACAGGTAAAAAAGAAGATTGGAAATTAGGAAAGAAAATTGAACCTAAAATGAGATGTTATGCACCTATTATCGTTCGTGGTAAAGAGTCAGAAGGAGTTAAATTTTGGGGATTTGGTAAGACAGTATATGCTGAATTATTAGCATTTATTGCTGATCCTGATTATGGTGATATTTCAGATCCAGTTTCTGGAAGAGATATTACAGTAGAGTTCAAAACTAAAGAACAAACAGGAAAAGACTTCCCTGAAACATCAATCCGTATTAAACCAAATCAAACTCCAGTTTCTACAGATAAAGAAATTATCAAAAAAATAGCTACAGGTCAAAAGAATTTATTAGAGATTTTTAAAGAACCTTCTTACGAAGATTTAAAGATAGCTTTAACAAATTGGTTAAATCGTGATACAGAAGGAATGGCAACAGACGCAGCACCTGCTCAATCTGGTACAGCCACTAAAGTATCAACTCCTACAAAGCCCGCCGAAACTAAATCGGTAGAAGATATATCAAGCGCATTCGATAGCTTGTTTAATTAACAACAAAAGTAAATAAGGAGGGTATTTGATATACTCTTCTTATTTTACTATAATAATAAAGCATTATGGCAAAAAAGAAAAGTGAAGGACTTGGAGCAGATGACATCCAAGAAGATTTAGCGTCAGTACTAGCAAGTACATTAAATGCAAAATTCAAAGAAACAAATCAAAAGGTAGCATTCTTTTTAGATAAAGATGTTGATTCTCCTAGTAATGTTACAGATTGGATTTCTACAGGCAATGATATTGTAGATTTAGCTATTTCAAATAGACCTTATGGTGGATTACCAGTAGGACGTATTATAGAGATAATGGGTGAAACCGCAGCAGGTAAGTCTTTATTAACTGCTAGTATTTTAGCTCAATGTCAACGTAAAGGTGGATTAGCAATTTATATTGATACTGAAAATGCAGTAGCAAATGAATTCTTTGAAATGTTGGGTATGGATTTAAGTAAAATGATTTATGCTCCTATTGAAACAATAGAAGATGCATTTGCAGTTATTGAAACTATCATTGAAAAAGTTCGCATATCTGATAAAGATAGATTAGTGTGTATTGCAATTGATTCTATTATGGGTGCAACTACAAAAGTAGAACAAGCAGCTGATTATGAAAAAGATGGATTTGCAACTACCAAAGCTATTGTATTATCAAAAGCAATGCGTAAAATTACTAATATGATTGGTCGTCAAAAGATCTGCTTAGTTTTAACTAATCAATTACGTGATAAAGTTGGAGTTATGGGGTTTGGAGAAAAGACTCAAACATCAGGAGGTAAAGCAGTTGGATTCCATGCTTCTGTAAGATTGCAACTTTACAATTTAGGTATGATTAAAAAGTCAGACGGGACGGTAGTAGGAGCAAGAACAAAATTAAAACTTAAAAAGAATCGTTTAGGACCACCGAGCAGAGAAGTAGAATATGATATTTATTTTGATTCGGGCATTGATTCAGCGCCAAGTTGGATTGACGAATTAGTAAAGCATAAGTTAGTTAAGAAGCGCGGAGCATATTACGATTACGTAGATCAAGAAACAGGAGAAGAAGTAATTTTTACGTCTGCTAATATATTGACAAAGTTTAAAGAAAATCCTGCACTAAAGAAACAGGTATATGAAAGACTTTGCAGCGAATATATTATGAAGTATGATCCTTCTAATCCAGATGAAGAATTACAATTAGTTACAAGTCCCGATGGTGGAGACGATTTTTAAATAAAACAAAAAAACAATAAGTTATGAGTAAAAGCATATATTTCGGTGACGATTCACGTCAAAGATTATATACGGGAGTTAAAAAACTTAGTCAAGCAGTAGCCGTTACATTAGGGCCGAAAGGCCGTAATGTGGTTATTGGTAAGAAGTTTGGAGCGCCGTCTATAACTAAGGATGGGGTTTCTGTCGCAAAGGAAATTGAATTAAAAGACCCAATGGAAAATATGGGTGCCCAAATGATTAAAGAGGTTGCTTCTAATACAGCTAATATTGCTGGAGATGGAACAACCACCGCAACGGTATTAGCATCAGAAATTATTTTTCTTGGATTAAAGAATGTAGCAGCAGGTGCTAATCCAATGGATTTGAAACGTGGAATTGATAAAGCAGTAGATACAGTAGTTCAAAGCTTAAAGGATCAATCACAAAACGTAGGAGACGATAATAATAAGATTCAGCAAGTTGCAACCATTAGTGCTAATAACGATGAAGTAATTGGAATCTTAATTTCTAATGCAATGGCAAAGGTTGGTAAAGAAGGAGTAATTACAGTCGAAGAAGCTAAAGGAACTGATACAGAAGTAAAGGTTGTTGAAGGTATGCAATTTGATAGAGGTTATTTATCTCCTTATTTTATTACTAATCCTGAAAAAGGCGATGCAGTATTAGAATCCCCTTACATTTTAATTTATGATAAAAGGGTAAGTAATATGAAAGATTTATTGCCTATCTTAGAACAAGTAATGAAGACCAGACAACCTTTAGTAATTATTGCTGAAGATGTTGATGGAGAAGCATTAGCTACATTAGTTGTAAATAAAGCTAGAGGAGTATTTCAAATTGCAGCAGTTAAAGCCCCGGGCTTTGGTGAAAAGAAAAAAGCAATGTTAGAGGATATTGCTATCTTGACAGGGGGAACTGTAATTAGCGAAGAAAGAGGCTTTAAATTAGAGACGGCTACTATTGATATGCTTGGAAGAGCAGAAAAAGTTATTGTTGATAAAGATACTACGACTATTGTTAATGGATTTGGAGATAAAGAAGCTATCATTACTAGAATAAAAGAAATTAAAGTTCAGATCGATAATTGTAAAAGCGATTACGATAAAGAAAAATTACAAGAGCGATTAGCTAAATTAGCTGGCGGCGTTGCAATTCTTTATATTGGCGCGGTTACTGAATTAGAAATGAAAGAAAAGAAAGATCGTGTAGATGATGCTTTAGCAGCTACCCGTGCAGCAATAGAAGAAGGAATTGTTCCAGGTGGTGGAGTAGCTTTAATCAGATCAATAAAAGAGCTAGATACATTATTAGATAATAATTTAGATCTTAACGAAGATGAAAGATTAGGTATTCGTATTATTAAGAAAGCAATTGGAGAACCATTCCGTACTATTATTTCTAATGGTGGTGGTAAACCAGATGTTATTTATGATAAGATTATAAGTATGGATACAGATTCTGGCTATAATGCTAAGACTAATAAATATGTTAATATGTACGAAGCAGGTATTATTGACCCTACCAAAGTAACAAGAGTTGCTTTACAAAATGCTGCAAGTGCTGCATCAATGATTATGACTACAGAATGTGTTATATCAGAAGATACAGACAAGAAGCCAGAAGAGCTTCATCAATACCCAATGAATTAAAATAAGTTATGTATGCTGAATAAATATATCGAATTATTAAAAGAAATTCAGCAAGAGAAAGATAGTGCCGATTCAGTTAATATTAATTCCAGGATTATGTTAATTGACGGCACTAATTTTTATCTTCGCTGTTTCATGGCAAATCCAAGTTTAAATGAAAATGGAGAGCACTTAGGAGGATCATTAGGATTCTTGAGATCTTTGGGCTCTTATATTAAGACATTTAAACCTACCCGGGTAATTATTACCTTTGATGGTAAAGGCGGTTCGCAAAAAAGAAGAGATATTTTCAGCGACTATAAAGGAAATAGATTAAACCCTAAATCATTTAATAGGGCTGAAATATTTGAAAACGCAGAAGATGAAGCAAAGTCAATGCAACATCAATTTATGCGATTAGTTCAATACCTAAGATGCTTACCAGTATTAGTAGTTTCTTTAGATCATATTGAAGCAGATGATATGGTATCATATTTAACGACATCAGTATTACCTAAGGTAAGTAATAATATTATATTGGTTTCAGATGATAAGGATTTCTTACAACTAATAAACGATAAAGTATCAGTATACAGACCCGTTGAGAAAAAGATGTATAAACTGCCGGAAATGAAAGAAAGATTTGGAGTCCCTGCAGAGAATTATCATTTGTATAAGGTCTTTATAGGAGACTCATCCGACAATATACCCGGCATACCAGGAATCGGGCCTAAGACCGCAGAAAAACTGGCTATACTACAAGAAAATAGGATTGTTGGTTTGCAAGAGTTTTTAGATTATTGTGAAGCCAATGCCGATAATAAAGTATACAAGAAGATTTTAGATCATAAGGAAGCAATTATACGAAACTATAAGTTAATGCAGTTACATGATGTTGATATATCAGGAGCGCATAAATTATTTTTGCAAGATAAGTTTAGAGATTCTGTATCTACAATCAATAAAAATGAATTCTTACAAATTTTAACATTAGATAAGGGCTACACTTATATTAAAGATCCTGTAGCATTTTTAAATTATTTCAGTCAACTAAATTTATTTGCGCTAGGAACTAATAATAACTCTTGATCTTTAGAAAATAAAATTATATATTAAGATATGAATCAAGACAAATTTACTCAATACGGAAAAACCTTTCAATTAAAAATTATAGCAGCATTATTAAAGGATAAGTTATTTCTTCAACAAATATATGATATACTTATTCCTGAATATTTTGATTCTGAAGCCAATACCTGGATTGTAAATGTAATAATGAAATATTTTCCAGAGTATAAGACAGTCCCTACCTTAGAAGTATTTAAAGTAAAGGCCTTAGAATTAACTAATGAACCTTTAAAAATGTCTATTGTAGAATCTTTAAAAGATATATTAAGATATGTTGAAGCCGAGGATTTAGAGTTTGTTAAATCTGAATGTATTAATTTCTGTAAGAACCAATGTATTAAGACTGCTATTATTGAATCAGTAGAATTATTACAATCTGGAGAATATGACAATATTAAGAAAAAGATTGATAATGCTATGAAAGCAGGAGCCAATCAAGATATTGGAATGGATTATTTAAAGGATGTTAAACAAAGATATGAAACATCATCTAGATTAACTCTCGCAACTCCCTGGACTGCTTTTAATGAATTAGTTGATGGTGGTATTGGTAAAGGAGAGCTTATTATATTTGTAGCAGGACCTGGAGCAGGTAAATCTACTGCGATGATTAATGTTGGAGCTCATTTATTAAGACAAGGTAAGACGGTAGTGCATTATACAATGGAATTATCAGAGCCTTATGTAGCTCAAAGATATGATTCGGTAGTTACAGGAATAGCTACTGCGAACTTAAAATATAACTTAGATGAGGTAGAGCATGAATTAGGAAAATTAACAGGTCAATTAATATTAAAGTATTTTCCAACAAAAACCGCATCAGTAACAACCTTAAAGGCGCATTTAGATAAAATATTAATGCAAGGAATAAAACCAGATATCGTTATTGTAGATTATGCAGATTTATTAAGATCAGCTAAATCAAAAGAGAAGCTTCATGAAGAGCTAGAAACTACATACGAAGATTTAAGAGGATTGGCAGGTGAATATCAAATACCATTAGTTACAGCATCTCAAGCAAATAGAAGTTCAGTTGAATCAGACATTATTACATCAGATCAAGTAGCTTCTTCTTTTAGCAAGATTATGATTGGAGATGTTATTATTTCATTAGCAAGAAAGACAACAGATAAGATAGCCGGAACAGGAAGAGTCCATTTTATTAAGAATAGATTTGGACCTGACGGATTAACTTTGCCAACAAAACTTAATATGTCTAATGGAAGAATTGATATGTATCAAGAAACTTCTATCAAGGGAAGAGAGACAAGAACAGATATGGATGAAGATACGATAACACGAAAATCTTTAGCTAATAAATATTCTGAACTTTTAGGAGATTCTATGGGATAAAACCATAAGTAAACAATAATTATAAATACCTAATAAGGGTCGTTATGGAATACTCCTTTTCACAAAAAATTAAAAACTAACTAACAACAAAACAATGGACATATCAAACAAGATACTCTCCGACATTACAGTCTACAGCAAATACGCGAAATATCAACAAGATATTCAAAGAAGAGAAAAATGGGAAGAAATCGTTACCCGAAACAAGGAAATGCACATCAAAAAATACCCTAGTATGGAAGAAGAAATTAATCTTGCATATCAAATGGTATTAGATAGAAAAGTGCTTCCATCAATGAGAAGTTTACAATTTGGAGGCAAATCCATAGAGTTATCACCAAACAGAGTTTACAATTGCGCTTATCTTCCAATAGATGATTATAGAGCTTTTGGAGAAACTATGTTTTTATTACTAGGTGGTACAGGAGTTGGTTATTCAGTTCAAAAACATCACGTAGATAAATTACCTGAGATAAGAACACCCAAAAAAGATAAGCACAGAAGATTTTTAATTGGCGATTCAATTGAAGGTTGGGCAGATGCAATTAAAGTATTAATGAAATCTTATTTTGAAGGAGGTTCTAATATTTTATTTGATTTTTCTGACATCAGACCAAAAGGAGCAATGTTGGTTACATCAGGAGGTAAAGCACCAGGCCCTCAACCATTAAAAGAATGTATCGTTAAGATTCAAGGCATTTTAGATAGCAAAGTAGACGGGTCTAAATTATCTTCTATTGAGACTCATGATATTGTTTGTCATATTGCGGATGCAGTATTAGCAGGTGGTATTAGAAGAGCGGCTTTAATTTCATTATTTAGTGCTGACGATGATGAAATGATTTCGTCTAAAACAGGCAATTGGTGGGAACTTAATCCACAAAGAGGAAGAGCTAATAACTCAGCAGTTTTATTACGTAATAAAGTTACTAAAGAGTTTTTTATGTCATTATGGGATAAAATTAAAGCTTCTGGAGCAGGTGAGCCTGGAATTTATTTAAATAACGATAAAGATTGGGGAACGAATCCTTGTTGCGAAATAGCATTAAGACCATTCCAATTCTGTAAT